GTGTACCGCTGCTACCGGCCAGAAGGACCCGCCACATTGGCAGCGGCTGCCATGATGGCTTGACATACGTCAAGCAGCCTCGACGTCTCGATGATCACGACGCTGTCGTGGTTGTTGCGTCTGTGCCACACGATCGGCACCTTCTCACCGCACTCGTCACGCGCCTGTGTGATCGCAGCGTAGAGGTCGAGTCGCTCTGTGCGTTTGCACTCGACGTGAATCTGCACACCATCGAGCACTACGTCAGGCGAGTCCGGCCCGCCTTGGTACTGCACGCCACGGCGTGCGGTCACACCGAGCAGGCTGGCCAGCTCGGCCGCACACTCGCGCTCACCGCGCTTGCCCTTGGACCGGCTCATGCGCCCCATGGTGTGCCTCCATGATGGACCGCATCCACGCTCGCACAGGGTGCAACAGCACGTGCCCGCTCTCCTCGCCGTAGCGTGATCGCAGTGGCCCGCGTGGCCCGACCTGGTGTGAGTTGATCGCGGCGAGCTTGGCGTGCGACCCTGACCCAACGAACAGCGGCCCGCCACTGTCGCCCGGGGCGATCATGTACTCGAGCGGCGACGACCTGGCCTTGGCCGAGCATGTGACGATCGGCCCGTCGATCGAGTCGATCGTCTGCGTGCCGGCTCGCAGCCGACCGTCTGCGATCTCGTAGCCTCGCCCCATGGTGCCCGTGACGCCGTAGCCGGCGACGATGCACACCTCGCCGGGCGTGACTGTCTCGGCGATCTCCGGGTACCATGGCAGGGCACAGTCCTCGGTCGTCCGCAGGATCGCCAGGTCCTCGCTGGCCATGGCCAGCCGCTCCCAGCCAGGGTGCACGACGACCAGGTCGACGTTCCGTGACGTGTGGGCAAACGCCAGCCGCACGTCGTCGCAGCCTGCCACCACGTGCGCCGCCGTCAGCGCCCAGCGGCCGGCGATGACAACCGCCGTCGCCGTGTGCCGATGCCCCTCGGGGCTGCGGCAGCTGACCGCGGCTGTGTACGGCCTCATCTGCCGACCCAGCTCGAGGTACCGGGCATCCGGCACGCCGTCGTCCCTGGTCCCAGCGACGGCTGGGTGCGTCAGGGCTAGCGCGAGGATCACGACCAGGGCTCGCATGCCCTGACCGTAGCGGCGGTAGGCTGTCGTCGAGCGGGGCTGTGGTCACGAGGCCTCCCGGCGTTTGGCGGCCAGCGCGGCCTCGGTGCGACGCACGGCGGCTTGGAACTCCGGGTCCAGCTGCCGCTTGGGCTGCTCGACAGCCGCTCCACGCTCGGGGCGGGCGTCGTCATACTGGCCGCCCAGCACCCGGCGGACAAAGCCGCTGCCGCAGAGCTGCACGAGGGTGGGGGGGGTTTTGAAATACCGGCACTTGGGCAGGTGGGCGATGGCCTGCACGGCCTCGTCCAGCCACCCGGGCTCCGCCAGCCGCTCCTCGAGGCCGTCAGGGGGCTGCGGGTGCTTCCACGGACGTCCCGGGCCGGCGTTCCACGCCGTCCGCAGCCGCTGCCAGCCCTCCTCGGCCTGCGCAGCCTCGCGCGGAGGAGGAGGAACTTCTTCTCTCCTCTCCTCTCCTCTGCGATGCGCGAGCGCCGGAACGTCCGATGCGCGCGCATCGGAAGGTCCGATGGGGCGTTTTCGGGCCGGATTCCGGTCCTCGTACGACCGTGCCCGGTCGGCTTGCTGGGCTCTCGACTTGGCCGCCTGGCTGAACCGGCGGTCCCATCCGGGGACAGCAACGGTAGCGGCCGTCTCGTCGATCTCCAGCCACCCGACGGCCGCTACGGCTCGCCAGAAGGCATCGTCACCGCCGCACGTCCTGACGAGGCGTGGCAGCGTCATACGGGCCGTCCCGTCGTGGCAGTGCATTGAGGCCCAGCCCCACAGCTGCAGGAGGCGGAATACGACGACCTCGACCGGGTGGCCGGTCTCGTCGATCAGCTCCTGCACCTCCGGCTTGGCCGGCAGGGCAAGGTCGTAGGCGATCCATTCACCGGCCATCCGTGGCCTCTGTTGTCATCGTGCTTTTCATGTAGTCCTCAATCGACATGTCGCGTCGCTGATTGTTGTGAGCCCTGCACTCAATCTGCCCGTTTTCAACAGTTAACGGGCCGCCTTTGCACCGCTGCACAACATGCCCAGCTTCGACTTCCTGTGAGCACGGACCTTTTCCTCGCCCCCTGAAGTAGCATTCAGTTCCATGCGTTAACGCAATGTCCACCTTAATCTTTGCGTCACCGCTTTTACGAAGCGCCATACTCCACCGCTCTATGTCGTCGATCGTGAACGGAAAAAGCGAATCACCGGTTAGGTTTATCCACTCTGAAACTACTGCAAGAGCCGCGCGACGACGCTGGTCAGACGTCGGCCTGTCGCCGCCGCCAAGGTCGGCAAGTTTTATTGCGCAACACAGATGCAATTCGTTTTCCGTCACGATGCAGTGATCCTCTTCGTTGCCATGTCCGCAAACACCTCGCTCTTTTCGATTCCGACATACTTCCTTCCGTTGCGAACAGATGCCACGCCGGTCGTGCCGCTGCCGTTGAATGGATCAACAACAAGGTCGCCAGGCATTGATGCGCACAGGACGATCGGCTCAACCAGGGCCAGCGGTAGCTGTGTGGGAAAGTCAGGAATCCGCTCGGCACAAGTGCCCGTCAGTCGCGGTATCTGCCATACGTCGTCCCACAACTTTCCGCCTGCGGCGGCGCGAGAATCACCGTACTTCGTCTGCCTGTCGCTCGGCCGCGTAACAGGCTCCGGGTTAAAAACGAACGACGCATGGTCTTTGACCGCGTAGAAGATGTGGCGGCTAGTGCGGTTGAACTTGTTTGAACAGTTCACGCCAAACGTCTCGTACCACTTAATCCACGAGCGAATCGTGAACCCGGTGGCCTTGAGTTCGACCGCGTACTCGGCGGCGTACTCGTCGCCGATCATCACCCACAGCGACCCGTCATCGGCTAGGCAGTCCCAGCACAGCGCAAACCAGTTGCGGACCCACTTCATGTAGGCGGCGTCCGACAACCGATCGGCCTGCTCGCCATCGCCGTAGTCGATGCCGATGTTGTACGGAGGGTCTGTAAAGATAAGCCGCGCCGGCCCGTGCTCGTCGCGGACAGACTCAAGCCCTTCAATTACGTCGCCGTGGATCATCGACCACTTCGGACGATCAGATTCGTGTCGCTCGGCGGCCGCCTTGGCTGCGGCCTGCTCAAGCTCTTGGCGGCGCTTTGTGCTGCGTATCTCGCGGAGCGCCTCGGCGGCCTTGATTTCGCCATCTACGACCTTTTTCTCAAGGTCAGGCCGCGCGGCAATTTGCTCTGCCTTTGATGCTGTACCTAGCGAAACGCCTGCCTCAGCGGCAAGCATCTCACGAGCCACATGACTGCCACCTTTTGGTCGCGGACACTCTTTGTCCGCTACCAGAGTTTCGCCGCGCCGCGGATTACTCTTTGAATGCTGTTCCTTTGCTGCATCAGACCTCTTACGGTTTCCTTCCTGTTTGATCGCATTCCTAGCTTCCTCCCACTTCGCGGACCCTTCTCGGCACCGCTTCCTAACAAGAGTTCGCACGACCTTGTCTTCAAAGTCGCGACGCTCTCCATTCAATGACCAAGCAAACTCCCACGGGTTGCCTTCGTGCTCCCGAGTTAGTGGCTCAATCCCAAGCTCAATGCACGCGCGGTAGCGGTTGCGACCGTCGAGAATCATTCCGTCGCACAGCGTGATCGGCTCGCGCTGGCCGTTTGCCGCGATGTCAGCCTTGAGCTCGTCCAGGCGGACGGCGTCCATCATGGGGAACGCATCGGCCGCAGGGTGGTTTTTCAACGTCTCAATAATAGCGCTCATGCTTCGCTCCTTTCGCCTGTGTTTCGATACTCACATTCCCCACCCGCCACCTCGCGTCCCGTCTTTTCAATGAGCCCGGCACGCCGCATCTCGGGCAGCCGCTTCGACACCGCGGCCACCGTGATGCCCGCCCGCCGTGCAATCTCCGTCTGTCCTGCAGGCCCGGCCGCCAAGGCCTCGAGCACCAGGCGACGGTGACCGGCCACAGGCGCCCGCTGGGCAGCCTTGTGCGATGTTGGCGGATCCGTCCTCCTGGCCGCCGCGAACAGCGGCAGCACAGCCTCGGGCTCGCGGTAGTAGTCGCTCACGCCACCACCTCCGCGGCCTCTCGCAACTTGGCCGCCTGCTCGAGCAGCCGCCGGCCGATCTCCTCGATCTCGACGGCCATCGAGGCCTCGGCGTCCACGGCACGTGCGTGCCACTGCGGAGAGATCCGGTGCCTGGTCTCGCCGCACTCGACCCACTGGCCGCAGTCGGACACCGTCCCGGCGTACGTGCTGACGAACACGCCGTCGCTGGTCACACGATCCGCCCGCCATGCCTTGTAGACCGTCATCGCTCACCTCCTGTGTATTGGCCGGCGTGACGTGCCGGCGGACGGTCGGATCACCGGCCTGTGGATGCTGGCTCCGACTGCACTGATACAACGCCTCTGGAGTGCGATGGCTGACCATGCAGCTGATGACCGCAGCCGCTGCGACCAGGTCGGGCCGTCATGCAATTCGTGCTCCGTCCGGTAGTGCCTTGCCCATGTACAAGAGCTGCACGAGGCCGTCCCGCTGCACGAGTCGGTAGTGGTGCAGCTGCCCGCTCCACGGCATGTCCAGCCTGGCCGGGTACTGCTCGCCACGCCTCGGCGTGTACGGCATCCCGTCCCACGGACCGCCGTAGAACTGGATCGTTCGGTCATCGTCAAAAAGGGATGTCGTCGGCATCGGCCCGCTCCTGGAACTCCGCATGCGTCTTCGCGGCCGGCGTCCTGGCCGGCGCCCGCTTCGGCTTGGCCTCGGCCGGCTTTTGCGTTGACGCGTGCCACCGTGTGACTCGTGCATACTCCTTGCCGTTCTGGTTCTGCTTGTATTCGACGTCCACGGTGACCGTTCGTCCGACGAGCGTGCGCTCGTCCCAGTCATCGCCACGCTTCGGCGGTGCCACGCCTGCAGCGCGACAGACCGCCTCGATCTTTCCACGCCACGTAACCGAGATCGGGACTTTCACCTCGTAAAAGCCCTGCTTGCCAAACTTCACCACAAGACACCGCCCAGCCTGGTTGTCATCCGACACCATGTAAGACGCCGTCTCCTCTTGTGCGTACGTGATCTCGCCGGTGTGTGTGCCGGCTGGGAGCATCTGCGTGTGCCCGTGATCCACGCCCGCCACGCTGTCATCTGGCCATTCATCGAATCTCATGACTTGATCTCCGGTTCGTGTGCCTGCCCGACCCTCACGCGGAGCGGCTCCAGCAGCTCGCGCACCTTTTCCACCGCCGTGTTGCCCGAGATGCGGCGGACGTGCCACCGCCGCACCACCTCGGCCACCTGCTGCATCAGCTCCTCCGACTCGGCCCGCTTCGCGGTCCACGGCGGCACGTCATGCCACGCCATCGGTCACCCCCTGCGGCTCGATCGCGTCGTGCCGCTCCTTGACCAGTACTGTCAACGCCTCTCCCTGCTCGGCCGTCAGCTGGCCGTCGGACAGCAGTGCGTCGATGCGGTCAGAAATCTTGCCGAGCGTCCGCACGCTCTTGGCCTCGGCGATGTACTTGACGACCTGGTCGTACAGCTCGGTGTCGATCGGCTTGGCACCCGTGCCGGTGAACAGCGGGGCGAGCGCGTCGATCGTCATGGGCAGCTGCTCGTCGAGGCCAAAACGGTTTTTGGCGTCCCACGATGCGGACCTTTCCGCGTGGATGATCCGCTCCTTGCCGCCGATTGCCTTTTTGCGACCGTCCGTGCCCTCGACCACGCGGGTCCGGAAGTTGCAGAACAGCAGCGCGTCGCACCATTCCTTGAACAGCGACACCACCCGCTTTTGCAGACGCAGCTCGTAGCGGTCGTAGCCGTCGGTCTGGTCAGGCGGAGAGAACCGCTTGACGTCGCTGTGACCGATCAGCACCACGTGCAGGCCTGCCGCATGCAGGTTGTCGAGGTTCTCCACGAACCGGGCCATGTGTTCCGCGAGGATCACGATGCCCTTGCCGTAGGAGTAGTCCTCCAGTGACGACTTGCCGTCCTTCTTGCACTGCCACTCGCCGCACAGACGCTCGGCCCAGTCGATGCTGTCGATGACGACGGTCTGGTAGCCATCAGGGTTGTCGACCGCCAGCTCCGTGACGGCCGCCTTGAGTGACTCCCAGTCTTTGCACCGCACACGCTCAACGTCGAAGTT